AAAAAAACTTAAAGAAGAGATGCGACTGGTGTGGGAGGAACCTGTCAATTTCTTTGTCGGATAGCGCTATATGCTAGTTAACCCAGAAGCTTTTGTATACTGTTGGACCGATACTATAACTAATATGTTATACATCGGATACCATAAAGGACACGTCGATGATGGTTATATATGTTCTAGCAAATATATGTTAGAAGAGTATAATACACGGCCGAATACCTTTAAGCGACAAGTTATTGCTACTGGCACAACTGATGACATGTTTAAATTTGAAGCAACGCTCCTATCCTCGGCCGATGCTAAGAATGATCTAATGTTTTATAATCGCTCTAATGGTATGCCAACGTTTGATGGGCCGCATACTAATTCTGCAAAATTAAAGCTGAGGAATAAACACCTTGGCCGAGTTTTTAGTGTAGCGACAAAAGGGAAGATGTCGGCAAATCACGCGGATGTTAGTGGTGTTAATAACCCAGCGTATGGTAAAGATGGCGGATTTAAAGGTAAGTTTCATACAGAAGAACATAGGCTTCATATGTCAAAGGTTATGTCAGGAAAAGAAAGATCTGTTGAACATTCTAGAAACATTAGTCTTGCTAAGAAAGGTAAGCCGAGCAAACTCAAAGGTATTAAGTATGAAACTAAGACTTGTCCACATTGTGGGGTTGTCGGCGGTGGCGGCAATATGACGAAGCATCATTTTGACAACTGCAAGAATAAGGTTATTAACTAATGGCGACTAATCCTTATTTCAGACATAATGTGCCGTCTGAGGCCAATCTATATGAAGATTTGATTATAGAATCAATTAAGATGTATGGTCAAGACACCTACTATTTGCCACGCGATGTAGTACAACTTGATACTATATTAAACGAAGATGTCGAATCACAATTTAATGAATCTTATACTGTTGAAATGTATATTGAAAACATCGAAGGTTTTTCAGGCGAAGGCAATCTACTTGCAAAATTCGGTCTTGAAATACGAGACGAAGCAACTTTCATTGTGTCAAAAAGACAATGGGAAACATACGTAAAAGAGGCCAATGCTCAAATCAGACCTAATGAAGGTGACTTGATTTATTTGCCACTATCTAAATCGTTGTTTGAAATAAGTTTCGTTGAGCATGAGCAGCCTTTCTTTCAATTATCTAATCTACCAGTTTATAAATTACAATGTCGATTGTTTGAACATAATGACGAAGAGTTTAATACTGGTGTTGCTGAAGTTGATCAGTTTGAAGAATACGCCTTTACAACGTTATTACAATTAAGCGGTGTTGTTGGTATATTTGAAGCTAACGAAAGAATTACTCAAACTTTTACTACAGGCGAAACTATATCGGCTGAAGTCATTAAAATAGAAAATAATACATTAACAGTTTCTAATATATCAACAAGTGACGATGAATACCATGAGTTTACATCTGGTCAGACCGTATTGGGTCTGACTAGTAATGCAACTGGTTTAATCACGCAGGCGCCTGAGCAATTTAGCAATGATGGCAACGCGCAAAATAATGACTTTACAACCTTTGAAGATATAATTGACTTTAGTGAAGCTAACCCGTTTTCGTCGCCTGATGGTAACTAATTATATATAACTTTAAGTATTTCCGACTAAGGAGCATAAGAAATGTTCAATAAGGTTTTTTATCATCAAACAATCAGAAGAGCGGTTGCGGTATTTGGTACAATCTTTAATGATATTAATATTATTCGCCGTGATGGTTCAGGTAAGATATTAAACACGGTTAAAGTTCCATTAGCATATGGACCCAAGCAAAAGTTCTTAGCACGTATTGACCAACAAGCCGATCTTAATGATCCAAAAATAGCAATTAAGTTACCTCGTATGTCTTTTGAATTGACTTCTATGACATATGATACTAATACTAAATTGCAGAAAGGGTCGACCACAAGGTATAAAGAAACCGGTGGTAGTAATAAAACTATGTTAGGCCCTGTTGGTTATCGTCTTGGTATTCAACTGAATATACTAACTAAAAACCAAGATGACGCTTTACAAATACTTGAACAGATACTGCCTTACTTTCAGCCTGAGTATACGGTTTCAATAAAGCAAGTTGATGATAGCGTAATTACTGATATGCCGATAGTTCTTCAAGGCGTTAATATTTCAGATGAATACGATAGCGATTTTAATAGTAGACGTGTTATTTTATATACATTGGATTTTGAAACACGCGTTAGGTTTTTTGGGCCAGTTGTGGATAACAGTATAATTAAGAAAGTTATTACTAATTTTATCAATAATGAGACTGAAGACAAATTCTTAACAAGACAAGACGCATATATTGAACCTTTTACTGCTAACTCAAAAGAAGACACTCATACCATTGCAGTGAATAATGTTGGAACAAATTCTATAGCAGTACTTCTTCAAGTTGATGATGCAAGCACTTTGGTTATTAATGAACCTATTGTCGGTTTAACATCGGCAACGTCGGGTACTATCGTAAGTATAGATACTAATATTGTTAGAGTGATATACCCTGACGGGCTCTTTGAAGTTGGCGAAACAGTTTCAATATTGGGAGGAGCTAATACCGCAGTGGTAGTCGCGTTTACTGAGATATTCAATGAGTGAAGATAAAGATGTACAAAGCGATTATGAATACGCTCGAGATTATTATTATACCTTAGCGGATCAGGGTAAAGAAGCTATAGAATTAATGATGGACCTTGTGAAAGAGACTGAGTCACCACGGGCCTTTGAGGTCCTTTCAACCCTAATGAAACAGTCGTCTGACATTACCGAAAAACTAATGGACCTTCAGAAGAAGAAGAAGGATGTTACTACAACTCGGGATGCTCCAGTAGCTTTGCCTGACGGCACTGCGCCGACCAATAATATCTTTGTTGGCAGTACGACCGAACTTCAAAAGTTTCTCCAATTGAATAAAGAAAAAGAAAAGGATGTAACACCGGAGTCTAATGACGTCTGATTCATATAATGGTAATACCAATGTAAAACGTGAAGGTGTTGTTACTCAATTTACAGAAGATCAGATCAAAGAATACACTAGGTGTATGCAAGATCCGGCGTATTTTACTGTTACTTATCTGAAAGTTATTCATCTCGATTACGGTCTTGTTCCATTCAACCTATACGATTACCAAAAAGAAATGTTTGACCATTTCAATTCTGGTAGGTTTTCAGTTGTCTTATCGGTACGTCAGTCAGGTAAGTCAATATCTTCGTGTGCATATCTGTTATGGTATGCGTTATTCCACTCTGAAAAAACTATTGCCATTCTTGCAAACAAAGGAGCAACTGCTCGAGAGATGTTATCTCGTATTACTTTAATGCTTGAAAATTTACCGTTCTTTCTGCAGGCCGGTTGCAAAACTTTAAATAAAGGTTCTATTGAGTTTGACAATAATAGTCGAATTATTGCGGCGGCTACAAGCGGTTCATCAATTCGTGGTATGTCAGTAAGTTTATTATATCTTGACGAATTTGCTTTTGTTGAAAATGATGCAGAATTTTATACTTCAACATATCCAGTAATATCAAGTGGTAAAACCTCGCGTGTCATTATTACTTCTACAGCAAACGGCATCGGTAATATGTTCCATAAAATATGGGAAGGCGCTGTTCAAAAAACAAATTCTTATAATGCATTCAGAGTCGATTGGTGGGATGTCCCTGGGCGTGATGAGGCTTGGAAACAAGAAACTGTTAATAACACTTCTCAATTACAGTTTGACCAAGAATTCGGTAATGCATTTCTAGGTTCAGGTAGCACCTTAATTGACGGCAATCATTTATTAAAATTGAAAGCTGCTCAACCGTTATTTAATAAAGGCAACGTAACGGTTTATGAAAAACCTCAGCCAGACCACGAATATATGATGATGGTTGATGTAGCACACGGGCGAGGTCAAGATTATTCAACATTTAATATTGTCGATGTATCACAAAAACCATTTAAACAAGTTGCGGTCTTCCGAGATAACATGATCTCACCTTTATTACTTCCAGATATAATATATAAATACGGTGCTGCTTATAATGAAGCATA